GTAGCTACGAAGGTCTTTGCGACTTTGTCTACAAATACCGTAACGCCTGTTGGGATAATCCTGACGCAGAATTGAGTATATCACGATGAAAATGTATATTTGTATTAAAGACAGTACTCCAGTGGGCATGGCAATGAATGCCGCGGCCCATGCTGGGCTTATGTGCCATTTGAAGTACAGCGAAGATGCCGATTATCAAACATGGCTGGACACTAGTTTTAAGAAAGTAACTTGTATGGTAACTCCAGCAGAGTTTGCTATGCTTAAAGAACTAGATGACAATTTGATTGTGACAGAAAGCCGAATGGACAATGCTGAACTGGCAGTTGTGTTGTGCCCACGTCCAGACCATGAATGGCCTGAATTCGTTAACCTACTTAAACTTTGGAAGTAAAATGAAAATTCGTTTTGATAAAGACACCATGCCCGATGAACTGTACAATGCGCTGTTACAGCATTTTGTAAACGAAGCAGTTGGGTTAGGAGTAGAAGTTAATAAGTTTACCCAATTTAACAACTGGGTAGTAGAATGTGAAGTAGACGCAAAAGAATCGATTCATTAAGGAGGCATTATGCCGTGGATTCAAAATTGTGCGGCAGATGATATTCCAAAAGGTTTTCATGTCGCAGTAGGCGAGAATAGTATGCTGATCCAAATTGCGGATCCTGCTAGCTGGTTTCCTACACCAAAACATCAGTTCAAAGAAGTACATCGTTTTGAATTTTTGGACGTGGAGGAAAACGACCATGTTCTCGAAGAAGAAATGAAGTGCAGTCAAGAGCAAGCTAATCAACTTGTGGCTCTTTTACAACACGCACTCGAAGAGCGCATGGATGTAATTGTACATTGTTTCGCTGGTATTTGTCGTTCTGGAGCAGTATGCGAAGTGGGCGTTATGATGGGCTTCAGTGATACAGAGCGGTTTAGAAGCCCTAATCTGCTCGTTAAGCACCGTATGATGAAGGCCTTGGGTTGGACATACGATCCTAACGAAAGCCCGTTAAAAGACGATTGGCGCCGGTTTACAAACGACTGGTAATCGTCGTTTAAAAACAACACTTAGCATTGACGTTCTAGCAATCTGATTGTATAATTGATTTAATAACAGAAAGGAGCGGAGTATGACTATGGTAGTTGCCAAATTCAAAGACAGATGGGTACAAATTGCCAAGTTTGCCCGTGACGTTAAATTCAGTGACGAAAAGGATTGGTTCATGATCGTTGTAGATTGGGAAAAGCCTTTTCGTAAGAGAGAACAGTTTAAGTGGATTCCTGCTTCAACTCGTTTTGAAGAGGTTAAGGAGTTTATAGAATGAGAACATGGGTGACAAGTGATTTGCACTTTGGGCATAAGAACATTATGAAGTTCTGCCCACAAACACGAGCCCGTTTCAATGATGATGTCAGCTATATGAACAATGCTATGGTAGAAGAATGGAATGCGAAAGTTGCTCCAGAAGATACCGTTTACATTTTGGGAGATGTAGCATTCATGTCGGGCAGTGATGCTGGACGTATGATTAATCGTTTGAACGGTACAAAGATTTTGATCGAGGGTAACCACGACAAGAAGACATTGAACGATGTAACTTTCCGTACAGCATTCAAGGAAGTACACAAGTATTTGGATGTAAACTATGATGGTCACAAGATTGTCATGTTCCATTATCCAATTAGCGAGTGGGACCAAATGCATCGCGGAGCATTACACTTTCACGGACACTTACACGGTGGCCCAAGCGGGTTGGAAAAGTATCGTGCGTTAGACGTAGGTATGGACTCAACTGGTGAAATTGTAATCTCAATGGAACGTGCTATCCGTTTGATCAAAGATAATGTAATTAAAGGACATCATCAGAAAGGTGATTAATATGAATACACATATGGTAAAGCAGACATTTTTTCAATTGAGGCCTGGAGACTTTCTTACATTAGTAGGAGAGTCTCAAACCCAGATGTTTGGAGAGCCCGAAAAGCTCTTCAAAGATTTTAAAGGCGATTTGTGGAGTGTTCCTGTTAGTAAAGTGGAGGCATTATGAGGTGTGAAGATGAAAGCCATTTGCCTGTAGCAGAACAAAGTCTTGTATTTCGGCTCTATAAACGGGCTGAAATACGTAGACAGATTCCTGGCAGACTAGCAGTTACAGAAGGTAAACCCGACAAGATTGCTAATTTGCTAGATGAAGCCGCAATCGAAATACAACGACTACAGGCAATTATAGCCAATATTAGCCAAACATCAAAAGGAAAGGATGGGTTTCAACCATGAGCAAGTGTTATCAATTAGTCGGAGTGCCAGCTTCAGGTAAGAGCACTTGGATTAAAAACCAAACTTGGGCCTTGGGTTTGACCGTAGTTTCAACAGATACCTTTGTAGAAGACTATGCTAAAAAAGTAGGTAAGACTTACTCAGAAGTGTTTAAGGATTATATGCCTACAGCAGTTGACCTAATGGTTGAACAAGTTGTATTCGCACGTAAGCATGGGCACACTATAATTTGGGATCAAACAAGCACTTCAATTGCTAGCCGTGAGCGTAAATTCAATATGTTGCCCGATTACGAACATATTGCTGTAGTGTTTAAGACTCCTGAAAAGGCGGAACTAGAACGTAGATTAGCTAGTCGTCCAGGCAAAACTATCCCATTGGATGTTGTTGAACAAATGGCATTTGATTTAACTATGGAACCTCCAACTGAAGAAGAAGGATTTAAAGAAATCTGGTATGCGAGCTAATAACTACGCACTTTAATAGGGCCTTTAGGGCCCTATTTTTTTGGCTATAGCTTCTGATCAATCGAATAAATACACTATAATAATCACAAGATTGATTACAGAATAACGGAGATAGCCCATGTCGCTACGTATTAGACGCGGAACAGATGCCCAACGCACAAGCATTACATTTGATTTAGGTGAATTAGTTTGGACCACCGACTCACAAAAACTATATGTGGGAGACGGAATAACAGCTGGCGGTATCAACGCTCTAGCTACTATGGCTGGTAGTGGATTTGCTTTTAATCCAACTACACAACGTATTGATTTTAGTGTACCTAACTTAAATCTTAACACATCGGAAGTAGCAGAAAATTCTGCTAATTTATATTTTACAGATGCTAGAGCACAAGCTGCAGCGGCTGATGCATTACTAGCTGGTAATTCTTACAATACAGGTATTGCGTTTAGTTGGGATAGCGTAGATGGCCGTATTACAGCAGTAGCAACAGGCAATCAAGTTCCTAGTATTACCGGTAATGCTGGCAAGTATCTAACTACAGACGGTACTAATATTATTTGGCATAATCCCCCAATTCCTGGCGGCCTAAGTATTCCTAGTTTTAGCGGCAATCAGGGCAAGTATTTAACAACAGATGGTACTAACTTAGCATGGGCTAACATTGCCATTAATACATTAACTTACAATACGTACAATGTAATTTTAGATTCTTCAGGTAACCTAACTACTAGCGGTAGCATTAAATTACCATATGGTAAGGACATTCTTCGCGATAATGGTAGCGGAACTTTTGTTTCAATTACAGGCGGTTTGCTTTCTGTAAGCAATGATTCAAGTCCAAGTCTAGGCGGCAATTTAGGACTAAACGGCCATAATATTACTGGAACTGGTAACATTAACTTTACTGGAAACTTACAAGCAAGCGGAACATTACAAGCAGGTAATAGTACTCTTAACAGTTTAATAGTCAGTTCATCATTAAGTGCTGGCATAACAACAGTAACAACATTAAACGTTACTACTGGATTATCAGCTAATCTTCCATTAAATAATTTTAATATTAACGGAACTGGTAATATTAATATCAATGGCCAAGTATCAGCTACTACTATTAATACCAATACACTAACTGGCATATCAAATGGTTCAATTACTGCTACTAGTACTAACCAAACACCTTTTCAAATTACTTCCTACGGTGCTGGCACATTACAAAGTGGATCATTACCTTCATTCTCTTTAAACAGTTCAAAAGGTACAGTTGGTAGGCCAGTGAATACTATACCCGGTGACTATTTACATAACATTAACTTTACTGGTTACTACAATGGTTCATATATAAGTTCTGGAAGTATTGTGTCTAATTGGGATGGTACTGCAGATCTAACTGCAAATAATCCAGCATCTACCTTAAGTTTTGCAACTGGAGCTAACAACGGCGCAGGTTTAACAGGCACTTCTAGCGGAAGAAATAATGGTTATAACTTGATGACTTTTAACTCACAAGGCATATTAACTGCTCCGGTAGTTAATACAGAAGTTTTTTCAGGAACAACATTACCAACAGTATTACCAGATCCTGCTGCAGTTGGCATGGGCGCTAGAGCATTTGTATCGGACGCAACTTCAAATACATTTGCGGCTACTTATGTAGCTGGCGGTTCATACAAAGTTCCAGTGTATTCAGACGGAACAGCTTGGTATATTGGATAATATTCAATATACAAAAAAGGACCTTCGGGTCCTTTTTTTATGATATATAAAAGATGGATACTAAACACTATTATTTTTCCGATGCTAAACATTTAAAGCTAGACATGCCAGTACCTTATTCAGCTATGCTTAAAGAAGCACAAGCATTAAAGCATAGGTTTACTGCCCATCGAGGCTATGATGATTTACACAAGGGTTGGAAAAGTTTATCCTTATACGGACTAGCTGAAGACAAACATGATAGTTGGCAAGACTACGGATATGCCAATGCTGTCGAAGCGGCTA